ATAGATGGAGACCCATAACCCTTTCTTGGTCCGGGAAAGTATATGCGGGAGATGAGATAAAAGTTATGAACGCCAGCTCTGAAGGGACAGGAACTTTTAACCCTGGTGATACTTTGAATATTTTAGTTGTTTAAAAAATAATTGGATGTATTATATGATGGACGTAAAATCTACGATTTCTGACGCGCAGAAGAAAGCCCTCGAGACCGAAATAGAAGATATCAACGCCTGGTTCGAAAATTGGGTACACCACAGAGCTAACATGTTGATCGACGAAATATTTCAACAGGAAGTGCAGCGTTTGATCGATGACGGAAAGACCATTTCTGGCACGAAAGATGAAATAGTTTTGGCGTCTCCGATTTTATCGGCGGCCGAGAGGAATAAAAAATATAAGTTCCCATACTAAGATGGAGAGCACGACCGATTCACTGCGACTTCGCAGAGATTACCTTTTGAAAACTACCGATTGGACCCAGGTTGGTGATATTACCCTCGAAAACAGAGAGGAATGGGTCGCGTATCGACAGGCGCTTCGAGACATTCCCTCCCTCGAAACACCAATTTGGCCCGAGCCACCACAAGTAAAGATAGTCCAAGGAAAAAATATACGGACCGAATTGAGTGACACAAAAGAAGAACTCCAATCCGAAAAGAAAAAAGTCGCGACGATGGAACTATTAGTCGCATCCCTCGTCAAACGTGTCGGGGATCTCGAAAATCTAGTGATTTAAAGAAAAAGCGCTTTCGTAAAGTACAAAATGTCTTGCATCGCCACTCTCAGGCCCATCGTTACCACCTCCATTCAATCCAAGTTCAGGGTTAAGTCCCGCAATGTTCGCACCGTAGTTCGGGCGAGTGAGGAGGGGTCTCGTTTCGTAAAGATCGACCGCCCTAACGATTTTCTAGCGGTCGCAGAGCGTGTTAACGGTCGTGCGGCCATGATCGGATTCACCTCCGCGGTGGTCGATGAAGTCATGACTGGTAACCCTATCAGCGCACAGTTCCACGATAACATCGGACTCTCCATCGCCGTCGCATCCTTGGTTTTCCTCGGCACCGCCGTTAACCCGGAGGATGAGGGATACGTCCAGGGACCTTGGAAGCCTGAGACCGAGCTCGTCAACGGTCGACTCGCGATGATCGGAATTCTATCACTTCTACTCACCGAATCTATTCATCCACAGGTCCCATTGTTTTGAGCTTAAAAATAAAAACTTAGTATAATATAAAATGTCAGGTGGAATTGCCCAACTCGTCGCCATTGGTGCCCAAGATGCCCATATCGTAGGGAAACCCGAGGTGTCATTTTTTAGGTCTAACTATAAACGTCATACAAACTTCGCCCAAACTGTTGAGAAGCAGGTTATCCAGGGCAACCCCACCGCGAATGGTATGTCCACCGTTCGTTTCGAGCGTAAGGGTGATCTCGTAGGCTACGTCTACATAACTAACCGTGTCGCTGATACTGCACTTACACGTGCGAACTGGAAAAAGCAGATCGCTAAGGTTGATTTATTAGTGGGAGGTCAGGTTATTGATACTCAAACCTCTGAATTTTCCCAAGAAATCGCTCCAGTCATGCTCGCGCAGACGTATTCTAAGTCTCTCGCCGCTGCCGGTGGAGATGACTCGCGATTTTACCCTCTTCGTTTCAGCTTTTGCGAGAACGCCCAATCCGCCCTTCCTTTAGTGGCTTTACAATATCATGATGTAGAGCTTCGAATTACTTGGGGTGTTGGTGGTGTTGCTGCTGCTGATGCGATCGCTTCTGATTATGAAGTTCACACTCAGTTCATTTACCTCGACACTGACGAGCGTACCACTCTCGCGAACACACCCCAGAACATGCTCATAACCCAAACTCAAAAGATGGTCCAATCCGGCAGTCCCACCCAGGAACTTTCATTCAATCACCCCGTTAAGTTTTTGGCGACCTTCAATAAGGATGGTGTAGGTGTGGCTGGTGGCAACGTTAAGCTTCAGATCAACGGTACCGATGTCGGTGATGCTAAGCATAGCGTAAACTACACTTCAACCGCACTCTACCATCATACCCCCTTCTCTACATTGAATTCCAGTGTCGAAACACATCTCCTCTACCCCTTCTGCTTAGATACCAGCAAGCTCCAGCCCACGGGCAGCTTAAATTTCAGTCGTATTGATAGCGCTCGTCTTCTCTCCGATGCTGGCAGTTTCAACACTGATGTATATGCGGTGAACTATAACATATTACGCATAGAAAATGGTATGGCCGGCTTGTTATATAGTAATTAAATCCTAATTAATAGTAAATGTTAGTCTTTTTATTTTTATTGGCTTTCGTTTTTATGATCACCTACGATCCTAAATCTGGAACTCTTAATCAATACATTCCCACACAGAACGCTCCGTGTAAAGACGGACACTATAATGAAATTCAATTCGCTCAGCACGGATACGAGTGCCCCAGGAACGATAAAGTAGCTATGGGCGCGATTGTTAGTGCTTAAAAAAAAGAATCGTTAAAATACCATAATGTTTGCATTTGATCGTGAAACCGCAACCATCGCCGCCACAGTATTGTGTTTAGTTGCGACCCTCTACATCTACAATGAATTCAAAAAGAATAGGCAAGATATGGAGGAGTTTAAGAACACCGTCAACGAGAAGCAGCGTCCCGTCATCGTGGAGCGCCCCGCCCGTATCCAACTCGTCAAGGCTCCTGTAGAGAAGCCGTCTCCCATCGGTAAGGAGGAACCCGTGGAAATCCCTGTTGAGGAATCGAGCGAATAAACTTATCAGGGGATTATAGAGTGCTATGAGCAATGAAGAAACATAAAGCCATCGCCATACCAGTGTCATTTCATGATGGCACTGCGAGATTCCTAACAGTGAGAGATAAAAGATTTAAAGAGTGGATATTCGTCACCGGAGGGTGTAGACGAAGAGAAATATTTAACCCGTTACGTACAGCTTTACGGGAACTAGAAGAAGAAACAAGAGGGGTCGTATCTTTAAAAAAGTGTGATTATACGCATTATTCATTTACGGTTAAAGAAAGTCCAACCGTAGATTTAGAATATAACGTATTCATATTTTTTGTAAATTATTCCAGGACCGATCAACAAGAATTAGTACGACGTTTTAACGAAGAAAAGCATAAGATGCATACAAAAAAGATTAATATGAAACGTACATACGATGAAAATGATTTCATGAGTTTTGACACTTTACAAGAATTCAATGGGAGACGTAGGTGGGATAGGATAGTCAAAAATGTCGTACGTAATCCAGAGTTCTATACGTGCGTGTCTTCTCTCAATAGAAAATCGTTTGCTATTAAATAATGAAGTCTAAGAACTACATTCTTAAGCAAATCAAAGATATACTCATAGATCATAAATCGTATATGGAAGATAAAGCTGAGAAATATATCGAAGAAATTAAAACTAAAACTGTATACGAACTTTTAGTTTTAAAGAAACAACTCGTGACCGAAGATGAAGAATTTATAGATGTTTCGTATCGTCGATCGATTTGGCACGAAGAAGAAGATTAAAAAATTAAGTACAATATAACGTAAGTATGTTTAAGTCGTGGTGTAGACGACAAGGATTTTGCAATGGATCCAATCTATCACACGTGCTCATGGATGGTGGAATACTATCCGTCCCGTTTGATAAATTGAATGAATTTTATGAGATGTACATCAAATCTGTACAAAGTGGTGAAAAAATATACGTCGTCGAACAAAAGACGGATACGTATAATTTTTTCGTAGATTTAGACTATAAAAGTGATGAACATTTGACATTTGAACATTTAAAAGAAGTTTCTAGGGCTATTTGTGATCGTGTCGCATTTTTTGGGGGTAAAAATGCGTTAATTTCTATAGCCGAACCAAAGGAAGTTGGGAAGCAAATTAAACATGGTATCCATATTAACTGGCCCAAATTTGTGGTCGACAGTGGTTCTGCAACAGCCTTACACTCGCATATAGTATCGACTTTAGATATTCTTTTCCCGGGGAGAATGTGGAAAGATATAGTGGATACCGCAGTGTATGGAAATGGGAAAAGAAATACGAAAGGAAGTGGATTTCGTAT